AACGTAGTCAGAAAATAAAGGTGGCAATTCGTCAAAGGCACTAAAGCCCATCTGAGCCGCCTCCCAATCCGACACCAAATTTTGCTTGCAAATTTGCAGATTTATTTGTAATTCGGTGGGGGTGAGTACTTTTTCAGTCAATGTAAGACCAGAAGTAGTAGCATCAAAATCACAATCCGCAGAACGTACCAAGTTAGAAAAAGCACCTACTTTCATAGCAGCTTTATACTTGATGTTAGGCAAGATTGTTACAGCACCAGCGTCAAGCGTTGATGCAGATAGAAGGGCAGCACCTAAGTACTTCCCAGCAAATTCTCCAGCATAACTGGAGGCAGTAATTGTTGGATTAGCCATTTAATTTAATTTTAGTTGTTAATTATTTTGTTTATTACTCTATCAAGTGTGCTTAGTTTTCTTTTATTAGCAAACTTGAAATTTTGTTTTGTTTGTACCTCTGGGTTAGCCTTGATTGGCTCTGCAGCTGGTTGGTTTAGTTCCTCTTGTACTTCTTCTGGTACTTCGCTTAACTCTGTTTTTTCGTGTTTAGCAAGTTCCTCAGTCATAAGGTTGCCTAAGTCATCAGCACTCAAGTCTTCTTTAGGCTCAAGCATAGCTTTGATTTCTTCAATCATTTCTTTAACCTCAGCAAGTTCTTCTTTAGTAGCGTAAGCCATTTCCTCTTCTTCTTCTTTAGCCTCTACTTCCTCAACTTCTTCTTCTTCAACTTCTTCTTCCTCTGCTTTAATCTCAGCAATTAAACCTTCCTCAGCTACTACTAAAATACGCCCATCTTCCATTTGGTATTCGCCAACTGGTACGGCAATTTTCTCATCTTCAGAAACAATAAAAACTTCTTGACCAGCCTCAAAACTTTCAGCTTCCAAGATAGCACCATTTTCTAAAGTTTGTTGCTCAAGCTTAACTTCTTCAGATAAGCCTACAACTTCTTTGATTTTCGATATCATATCATTTGTATTCATATTAATATATAAGTGTTAAAAATTAATTTTGCATTTTCAGACGTTCCCTACACCTTGCGCCCTTAAACTTCCATCACAGCATTTAGTTTTGTAAGTGTTATCTTCACACAAACAACCGCCTCTGCGACTTCCCTTTGGACTTGTCTTACTTGGTGTTATAAATCTTTTAATTCTTCTTAGCATATTACCTTACGCATTTTCCGTTTTTCTTCTTAAAGCCTTTAGGACATTTACCATACATATCAACGCTGTGTTGTTCACAAGGCATATACCAAGTTTTACCCTCGTACTCGTGCGTGTGTATTCCTTCGCAACCTATGTTAGCTGACATCTCTTTAGCTTTTTCTTCTGTTGAATAAGCCAAGCGGTCGTCTATAATAGCAAAGTCCTCGTTTACAGTCATAGAAGCAAGGCTTAATTCTCCGAACTCTTTTAGTTTCTTAGCAGCGTATCGCTTACCAGCTTTACCACCCCATAATAAATAAGAGATAGTGCCACAAGCTTCTTTGTCGTTTTCGTCATAGTATTCTTCTGCTCTTGACAAGTACGAATACATACGCTTTATTGTTTCTTCACTTATTGGCTTACCTTGTGCTAATTGTTGCGCTCTTATCTTACCCACTTCAGTAGCGCATTTGTTGTTTACCTTTTTGTTGAGGTCTATGCCTCTTTGTGCATTGTTCTTTACTGCATCTGGGTAATCTGTGTAGCTTTCTAAGGTTGTCTTTTTACCGCCCTTGTATCTTTTATCACTTTTAATAATTGCCTTAACTTGACTTAGTAAATACTCTGCTTCCGCTTCTTCTATCTTAGCAAGTTCGTCTTTGATGCTTTCTTTTGGGCGTTCCATTTTGTCAGCAAAGTAACCCTCTATGCTAAAGCCTTTGACCTTGCCAGTTTTTACAAACTCATTCCAGATTTGGTCGTTGTTTACTTTTACAGCACCTACCCAAGTACCTAAAGGCAAGTCCATTCCGTACTTTACAGATTTGTCGTGTACCTTATCTTCTACAAGCCAACTCTCCACTAAACTAAGCCCGTTTAATTCGTATTGGTGTTCTAAGGTTGAGTTATTCTGTTTGCCTTGCATTAAGTACATTTGCGAAGCTTTTAAGACAGTATCTTTTGAGAAATATATATAGTACTCATCTTCGCCATTACGTCTATATATGGGCTTGTTTGGTATAAGTAGCGCACCCATAAGTATTCGCTTTTCTTTGTCTACTTCTGCAAGTTTAAACTCTTGTGATTTAAGCGCAATAAAATCTTCTTCTATTGCTGGGTTTTCTACTACGCTAATAGCTTCTATCCCTATTTCTTGGTCTTCGTCTAAAATGAGTTCTACAATTCGCATATTAATATATAAAAGATTTTAATTTATTTTGTATTTATAAAGTTGCGCCTTCGACTATGTTATTTTCAAGGCTTTGTGCTGTTGTAACGTCATTGGCAACTACAAACGCTTGTACTGGTTGTTGTGCCTGTCCAGCCACCGCATCAGCTAATTGGTTTGTATCACTTGCGCCTACTATGTTAAAAGATGGGGGTTGTGATTGTGAACCAGAACCAGAAACAGAAGGAGTGGACACAGAAGAACCAACAGAACCAGCAGCTTTAGTTTTACCCACAGCTTTTTTGACACTACTAATAATTGAAAGTCCTTGACCTATCGCAGCAGCTATGGTAATTATGTTTTGTGGAAAACCAATTTTAGAACTTTCAGAAACATTTTGAGCAGCATTAACTCCAGCACTTGCAACAGCTTGAGTTCCCTTAAAAGTAATTTTTTTAATATCCATTAAGGTTTCTTTCAAAGCTAAGGCTTGTTTTGCTATCAATAAAGCTTTGCCTACTCCAGTTTCAGCACCAGCAATCGATATAACCGCATCCAAAGCTTGTTGTTTAGCTTCTACTCTTTTCTTTTCAAGTTCTATTTCAGCTTCTGTATTTGCTTTTTTTGTTGCTAAATCTTTATCATCAAACTCCTTCTGTTTTAATCTTTTTGCTTCATCCCTTGCTGCTTCAAGTTCATCTGTTATTATATTGTTTTCTTTTGCTTGTAAAATTAAGTTATCGTAATGCTCTTGTATTTTAATTAGTTCTAAATCTCTTTTTTCTTGTTGAGATACTGCTTCTGCATCTCTTAAAGTTTTTTTGAAGTCATCTAATTCTTTTATCCTCGTTTTTTCTAAAGCTGTTGCTGCTTTAGCATCTGCATTTGCCTCTCTTGTTGATGTAGTTACTTCAGCAGTAAGTGCTTTTTGTAATTTAAGCCTTTGTGTTTCTTTGTTAATTAAATCTGCTTTAAGTTGCGCTTCTTCTTCTAAGGCTTGTTTGTTACTTTTTGCTAATGAGTTTTCTAAAACCTTTGCATCTAATTTTATTCTTGCTACTTCTGTTTCTTTGTTTGCTAAGTCTTCACTTATTGCACCAGCTTCTTTTAAAAGTTCTATCCTTTGCGCTGCTGTAAAGTTTTCTTTGTCTGCTGCTTTTTCTCTTATCGCTGCTATCTTTCTTTCTGCTTCAGCTCTTTCTACAATTAAGTTTCTTGCCATTTTCTCAGCCTTAGCCCTTGCATCTGCTATCTTAGCTGCGTTTTTTGCATCTTTTGAAACTTCTTTAGAAAATTCTTTAACAGCTTCTGTTGCACTTTTAACCCCATCTCTTATTATTCCATAAGGAGAATTATCTACTAAACCTTTAAAGCCTTTTTTTGTATCTTCTAAAGCACCTTTAAAATCTCCGCTAAACACTTTTTTTATTGCACTACCTAACAAACCAATACTATCTATTGTGCCAGTAATTTTATCAACTACAAAAGTTTTTATAGAGTTAGCAAAATTCTTAATAGTTTCTATTGGGTTTGTAAAAGCGTTTATTATACCCTCGCCTAAATTAGCAAGTACGTCTAATAGGTTGTCTACAACACTACCAATAACAGCAAGTATTTTAGCAAACTTATTTTGTCCTTCCTCGCTTCTTGTGAAAGCTTGTCCTAACGAAGTAATAGCTATAAGTAAAGCACCAATACCAGTAGCAATTATGGCAACCCTTAATGTTTTAAAACTCTTTACAACACCACTCAAAGTACCTTTAAGAGCTTTAAACTTAGTGATAGCACCACCAGTTGCACTGTCAAGCGCACCACCCATAGCTTCAGTAGATGCACTTGTTTCTTTTACTTCTTTATTTACACCTTCAACGGATTTTTCTAAGTCTTTAATTTCTTTTTGAGAAGACTTAGTATCTGTTTTAATTACTACTGTTTTTTCTATCGCCATTGTATCTCTTGTTTAAGTGCTTTATATCCTTCTTTTAGTGTTGTAGGTAGTTTGTGTTTACCTTGTGCTATACGGATTGTTTCTGTTTCTCCGTTTGCGTGTTTTAAAAGTTCAAGTATTTGTTTTATCATTAGTCTGTTGTTGCGTAAACTATTCTGTCATTAGAGAACACTACACTACTGTCAATAGTGTATCTTGTTCTTATAGCTAATTTATATGTTATTTTACTTGTTAAACCAGTTAGTGTTCTTCCGCTTATATCATTGCCTAAAGTTTCTACAAATGTGTCATCTTTGTAAACGTCATATCCAGTAATGTTGTCTGGGTTAGATGCACCCGCTGGTGTCCAACTTAATGTAACGCTTGAACTTGATGTAGCTGTAACATTCAAAGCAGCTAATCTTGGTAAGGTTTCAAATTGGCTGTTTTGTATTAATTCTGTAGCTTGTGATAAACTATATAATTCTAAAGAACTTTTGTTTGTTAGTAAATTAGTTTTTATTGAGTTAATTCTGTAAAGCTTATTGCCTACAACAAATCTGTCGTTTAGCTGATATTTTAAAATAATATGTAGTGGCAAATATGCTTCTAATTTGTTTATCCTTGCTTGTCTGTTAAAAACACTTTCAATATAATTTAAATAGTATTTCGCTAATAGGTTAGTACCTTTAGGCTCAAGAAAAAACTCATCCCTTTCAATTCCAAAATTTAACGAACTCGAAGCATCTAAAACACTACCATCAGATTGTACTAATATTTGACTTGGTCTGTTGTACGTTGCTACAGTTTCATTGCCACCACCATCAGCGTTTGCAAATAAAAAGTTAGGTGTTGCAGTTTGGTTGGCTATATATAAAAGTAGTGGTTTGCCTATTGTAGCATTAAAATCTTTATCAAGCATAGCACCTTGACAAATTGTAGTTAGTGTTCCGTGTTGCTCGTCAGATAATCTTTCGTAAAGCATTTTTTCAAATACTGGCTCTATCTTGTAATCTGTACCATCTGCTTGTAAATTTGGGTCTGGCGAATAGCTTTCCCCAGCGAAATTAGCACCTTGTAGCTCGTCTGACTTTTCTACTAAAAAACTTTTTTTATTTGGAAAATTAAAATCTATATTTTTAAACTGTAATACTTTACTTATAGAATTTTTTGTTGTATCTACATATTTGGTTATGTCATACTCTAAACCTTCTTCATAGTATTCATTTAAGGGTAGTACTCTTATTTCAGTACCTACCTTATAAGCTACCAAATTAAACATCTTAAAAAGATTTGTTAAAAAATCTATTGTTTTTATTTTAGGCATTTGCCTTCCAATAACAACAGTATTAGCAACCGCAAGTACATCACTTGTGTAAGTAGCAACAACAACCCCAGATTTTGTGGCATCTATTTCGTAACTGGTTATAGAAAACGTATTAGTTGAAGTAAGTATTATCCTCACACTTACTAAATAAATAGTTGAAGCAATATTGTTAAAAGTGTAAGAAGTGCTGCCAGTGTTTCCAGTTGTATCGTGATAAACAATATCTGGGTATGTAATGTGTTCAACTCTAAGGTCAAACTCATCACTTGCAGAACCAGTTGTTATTCTAATATTTAAAGCAACGAATGTCGGTATTGGGTTGGGGTAAAGCCAACCTCCAGGCTCTCCAACTAAAGCTCTTGCTTCTGTACCGCTTGAAAGAGTTAAACCACTATCAGTAGGTAAGTGAAAAATATTCTCTAAAATAGTCACCCCGCCACCCTCAGCAGCATTACTCATAAAGCCTTTTTCCCTGTGCATCCACATATAGATACTATTAAAATCTTCGCTATTAAAAAACTCTCCGCTAAAATTTATTTCGTCAAAAGTGTTTTCTATTGCATTTAATATTTTTTTAATTTTTATAGCTGGTTTTAAATCTCTATAATTTAGTTT